ATATAGGGACATTTGTCCAATTTTGACTCGGTGTCCTGTCCCTATTTGTCTGTCCAAAAATTAGGATTATTTCCGAAAAAACAAACAGGACAAAAATGTAGTTGTCCAATTTTGTCCAAAATGGACAGACTGGACATATAGGGACATTTGTCCAATTTTGTCCAGTGACATTTCATTGTTTACACTCTATAAACAAAGTCACCTTTAACGATAAACCCACCATGTTTTTCTGCTTTTCTTTTAATAGTTTTAGAAGTACGTCCAAAATACTCACATAAGTCATTTACTTTCACTGGAGATACTCCATCATCTAAAACGTTATAAGCTGTTTCAAATGACTTTTTTGCAGCTTCGTCCCTACCTTCTGAATCTTGTCGTTTGCTAGACTTATTCAAATTTTTCTTCCATGATGGGCTATTATCATCGAACTGAATATCAGATAAGATACCTGTGCCATCGACTGTATGGATTGGGTAATTAAACCACACATCTCTAGGTTTGAACTTAGCAAACTCACGTAACGTTCCATCTACACGCCATGCTGTAATGTTTTCGATTCTTGCTGTTTGCTGATTGATAAACTCATTAATTGGATACCTATCTTTGATATTAGGTACTGCCTTTTCCAAATGTTGTTTCATTTGATAAACATTATTCAAGTCATCAAGCGTCACATAATTATCATAGTATGGTTTATTCATTTGTAGGATAGCGTCCTGGACAATAGTAGCCACTTTTGCCGTTATAAGCTGTTGACGAATATCTTCTGTTAATTCTAATTCCACTAAGTCAATTAAAGCGTCTGGGTCACGGGCAAACACGCCACTACCACTAGCCCTATCCATAGACTTCTTACCACCTTGAGCACCTTTTGAATGGTGGTGGCAATAGATAACGCTTGAACCTAATTCAGTAGCTACCTTGTCAAACTGGTTTGTAAAGTGTGCCATCTGGTCAGCACTGTTTTCATCTCCAGTTAATACTTTGTAGATTGGGTCAATGATAACTGCAATGTATCCTTTGTTATGGGCACGTCTGATTAGCTTAGGTGCTAGTTTGTCCATTGGAACAGTCTTACCACGTAAATTCCATATATCAATGTTTTTCAAGTTTAACGGTTGAATCCCCAATGCTTGATACACATCTTTGAAACGGTGTAAGCAAGACGCCCTATCTAACTCAAGATTGACATACAGGACTTTACCTTTTGCACATTCCCAGCCAAACCACGGATACCCTTCTGCTATGGATATAGACATATTAATTAAGGCGAACGACTTACCAGCTTTAGATGGACCAGCAATTAACATCTTGTGACCTTGACGTAACACACCTTTAATCAATTCTGGTGCTAGTGTAGGCATATCTTCCCAACAGTCTGATAATTGTTCAGGGTCAGGTAATTCATCGTTTAAATCTTCTATATACTGATACCATTCGTCCCATGACGCATAACCAATATTTGTATCAATGATGAATTGTTTTTTATCGCCACGTATGAATCCAGGTAATCGACTCAAGCGACTAGGATTCTTGTTTTGTTCATCAACATTTAAACCATTTTTCTTACAAATCTTGTATAAATAATCGACTCTCTTCTTGTACTCTTCCTTATTAGCTGCTTCTACTCTTACGATAGCGTGGATAGACTTTGACCCACTGTATACTAGAGTAGCAATTGGCAACTGTAATTCACGCACAATCGCATTTTGTTTCTCTAAGTCCATGTTGTCAGACTCGACTAACGCGTATCTAAATTGTGCTACATTCTCGTTTTTGACACCCTTACCGTCCATAGGATTGAAACGTACCCACGCTCCTGCCTGTTCGTTATAATCTCCTAAGACTTCATTAATTTTCCCGTTACAACGTAATAGCTTATCAATCAATTCTCCAGCCGTTCTGTCATACGCACCCTTTTTAGGTAAGTATTTTTCCACTTCCCCAGTAGCTTCATCTGTTTTAGCATAGCTTTCTGTTGCGTAAGCTACTATATCGTCTGATTCAAACAACGTATCTAAATAACGGACGATTTCTTGTACAGGATTCCATTGTTCATCTGTTGGGGTTTTAAACTCTTTTCCATCAATATAAGACTTATCAATTAATTTATAATCGTTATCGTACTTAATGGAATCTTCCCAACCTAAAGCTCCTCTACCGTCATCATACGATGAAGAAGGAACATAGCCGTTTTCTAAAGCCATGTGGTAGATTGTACCTCCTGTCACTGGAGAACTTGTACCTTGAAACGTATCCCATTTTGCATAACATTCTCCAGCGTGATAACGAACATCATTACGTGACCATTCGTCCCAATCATTAGCCGTGTACCCTTCGTGTTTTAACGCCATTCCAACATTTACCCATTCTGTATAAGATAAGGAATCTGGTGGGATATAGCTTAATAATTCTAGTAAATTATTTTCTTCCAAACACTACACCCCCACAAACGTTGCCACATTAATTCCTCTAGGCAATCTCCAACCATTAGCAGCTAATCTAGCAATCATATTAGACGCTGCTTCAAACTGCCACATACCTACATCTTTAAAGCCATAGCGTTCTAATAATCGAATCTGTTTAGGTGTTGTTAATCCTAGCTGTTGACGTTTTTTCAATCTGTCTAAGATTTTGTTGGCTTTACCAGCGTTATGAACATCGTCTGGTAAAATTCCTAGTTTTTCTAATGCTTTTAATTGTTTTTGAGAAGGTGGCGCCATTTCCCAACCGAAAGACGGTACATAGTTTGTTAAATCTTCTGCATGGATACTCATTTCAAACTGTAGTGGGTCAACAAACTTACGTTTTCTCTTACGCATTTCTGCTAACTGTTCTGCCAATGCTGCTTCACGTTGTGCTATCACATCTTCTTTGGCTTTTTCCTCTAACAGTTCTAAGTCAATTTCTATTTCTGGATTTTCTTCCGTCAACTCAACCATTCTGTCGGCTACTTCTTTGGTTTCTGCCACAAGGTGTGCTGGGTGGCACAATTCATGTTTTTCAGTGTGCCATAAGAAATCTAGTAATAATAAATGGTCTTTGCCTTCTGCTAACCGTGTACCTCGTCCTACCATTTGAGAATATAAAGCACGTACTTTCGTTGGGCGTAACACGATAACACAATCAACAGTAGGGCAATCCCAACCTTCTGTCAGTAACATTGAATTGCAAAGAACGTTGTATTTTCCTTTGTCGAAATCATCTAGCACTTCTGCACGGTCCTTGGATTCTCCATTGACTTCTGCTGCTTTAAACCCTTTAGCATTTAAAATATCTCTAAACTTTTGTGACGTCTTTACTAATGGTAAAAACACGACTGTTTTCTTATTTAAACAATGTTTCAACATTTCATCTGCTATCTTTTCAAGATACGGGTCAAGTGCTGTATCAATATCGCTTGCCTTAAAATCTCCACTTTGCATTGCCACGCTAGACAAGTCTAAGTCGATTGGGATTGTGAGTGCTTTAATAGGCACTAAATATCCTGACTTGATAGCTTCTGGAAGAGTGTATTCATAAGCTAAAGAATCGAAATACGTACCTAAATTCTTCATATCTCCTCTATCTGGTGTAGCTGTAACACCTAAGACATTCGCTTCTCCAAAGTGTTCTAACACTCGTTGATAGCTATTTGAGATACAATGGTGCGCTTCATCTATGACAATCGAATCAAAATGTTTCTTGTCAAACATAGCTAATCGTTTAGGTTGTTGTAAGGTTTGTACTGACCCAACGACTACACGTTCTGGTTTTCCTAAGCTACTATTTTCTGCTTTTTCAAGAGCTGTTCTAATTCCAGTAGCTTTTAGCAACTTGTCACTAGCTTGTTCCAATAATTCTGAACGATGGGCTAGGACTAGAACACGCTCCCCTAATTTCACTCTATCTTCGATGACTTTGGAAAAAACGATGGTTTTACCACAACCTGTCGGCAAAACTAATAAGGTTTTTTTGCGTCCATTTGTCCATTCTGCTTGAACGGACTTACGTGCTTCTTCTTGATACGGACGTAACTCCATTCGATGTCATCTCCTTAAAATGCTCCATTATTATTCCACGTTACACCTTGTTGAGGTTGGTATTGTGGTTGAAATTGTTGTTGCTGTTGTTGTTGTGGCATTGGATTGTATGTTTGTTGTGGGGTTTGTTGAACTTGACCGTTTAATACTTTTGATTGGTTCACATCTTCTGGATATAGCATAGATTTCACTTCATTGTATTGGTTTCCGTTGTAAGTACGGATTCCTACTTTACACACGCCACGTGCTCCTACAATGGTTTGCCAATTCATTTTTAACGGTTCGCCTTTTTTCTTTTGACCAATCGCTGCAAAGAATGCTGATAACATACCTTCTGTAGACGAATGCAAGAATAAGTTGTGTTTTAATACTGTAGAACCTTCTGCTGCTTCGATTGCAATAGATACTGTAGCTTTATTACAAGCTGGTAATTTACCTGGATTTTGTGGGTTAGGCATGTGGCGTCCACGTTCAAAGCCTTTCACGACAAAGTTATATAACCCTTCTGGTAATAAGACGAAATCTTCTGAATCTTGTTGAATTGTATCGTCCCAACCGAATTCACGTTCTGCTTGATTGTATTGATTAAATTGTTGTGTCATAATAATTTACCTCTTTCTATATTGTTCTTGTTTGATTAATGTGAAACATAACATCTTGCCAATTTTCTATCACTGCTCCCCAATAATCATTAGGGAATTGTTCTAATGGTGTCCCTGGTGGGAAAAATCCACGCTTGATTGACAAGACATGTAACTCTTCTGCTGATACTGAATGTTGTCGCATTAAGTTTTGTAATTCTTGTGGTAAAAATGCTGGAACATTCAAAGTAGAATATTCAATAAATGGGTCAGTAGGTGTATTGCTTACTTGTTGTGGTTGAAAGATATGTGCAATAGATTGATAGTCCATTGGTAATTCTTCCGGTAATCCAAAACGATTTTTAGCGTCCCACGATGGTGTATGAGTGGTATACATCACACGTTGTCCACCTTGTGCTTTATTTTTGTTAGTTGCACTCTTCATAACAACCGTTTTATAATTGCAGAATAGTACAATATCTCCCCATTCTTTTATCAATGGTGCAGTCTGTGAAGCTGTTTTTTTTCCTAGTTTCAACTCGTATCTGTCGTATGCTCCCATTTCATCTGGTTGTTCAAATTTACGGATTTGAGCATGAGCTGTTAAAACCACATGGATTCCTAAATCCACAATTTCTTGTAATCTATTTAAAAAACGCCCAAATTCTTCACGGACATATGTGTAGCCATTACCATATCCGAAATCTTCTACACCTGTTTTATCGTATAAGGAACAAACAAATTCAGTTGCTAACGCTTCTGCCCAATCGACTGTATCAATGATGAGGGTTTTACATATAGTAGGGTTGGCTTTAATGAACGTTATCTGGTTTAGTAACATTGTCCATGAGGTAGGCTTATCCATACGTGCAACGTCCATATTGCTAGTAGAGCCTTCTGTATCAATGAACAGTGGTTCTGGGAAGTGTGCTGCTAGTGTAGACTTGCCAATACCTTCTGTTCCATAGATAATCACACGTTGTGCGCGTGCTTGTTTCCCTCGTGTGATATTCATTCACGTTCCCCCTTTCTATCTGATACGCAAACCAGTAGAGTGTTTCAATTCTGCCCCAGGCACTTCTTCTCCTGCTTTTAATAATTCTTTAATTCCAGCACGGTCAATCTTGACTGGTTGTTCAATTAAGAACTGTTTAGGAATCAATGCTTCATCGAACACTTCCACGCTAGGTGGGTTGTTTTGAATTGCAAAACTGAAAAATCCTGCTTTGAATTTTGTCTTACCTGTCAATCGCATATTGTCTTCTAGGTATAGTTTTAACGACTTGATACGATTGTCGGCTGCTTGTTTCTTTTCTTTGAATCGTTTTTCTTCTTCTTCAAACGCTTTTTTATCTGCTTCTAAGTTGCGAATCCACTTAGCAATGTTTTCTGCTTTAACCTCGATAGCTTCTTCAATGCTATCTAGCGTATCTTTCAGCGTTTCAGGTTCCAAATCCATATCTTGTACTGCTAAATAATTTTGACTTAATTCATATAGGTTCATGGTTATTCTCCTAACATATTTAAAAATGCACTCAATGCTGCTGCACGTTTTGTTTTTTCTGTCATTTCAATTTCCTGCACGTCTTCCCCGTTTAACTGTTTTAAATCATACGTTGCTTCTACCACTAAAATTTCACAATCAAACACTTTAGCCATTAATTCCACTTGTTCTCTTTGTTCCTCAAACGCTTCAAAGCTCATTGTCTTTGCGTGTTTAATTGCGTCAACGTACTCAGCTTTATAAGCTAATGTACCTTCATTGTGATAATCTGTTAAATAAGTTCCTGATTCTTGATTACGAAATACGATATATTTTTCTGTTAATTTCATGTTTTATTCCTCTACTTTCTTATAGTTATATGTTGTATATTCCTTTGGCTGTTGTTGGTGTATCTCCACGCTATATTTACCTGTGGATAACTGGACTAACTCACTAAGCACTTCTAGTGGGTCCTGATTACGTGCTTCAAAACATTCTAATAATTCTGTATCGACATCTCCATCTAGGAATACAGTCACGTTTGATTCACGTATCTTACTAATCTCAATCTTGTACATCGTTGAATAACTCCTTAGCTTGAACAACTAATTTATACATATTGTGGACGTCCCCCTGGAAAAATAATATCGTCCCAATGCACTTCCAATACTATTGAGATTTTTAACATTTCTAATTCAGTAGGTAATTCTAATCCACGTTCATAGCTAATAATTTTATCGACTGGAATACCTGTCACATTAGATAAATCCGTTCTTGTCATACGTTTATTACAACGAAAGCGATTCATTCTGTAACCAATACCTTCATATTCTTTTTCTGCCATTTATCTATCTCCTACATACTGTCCTGTTCTAATCTGTTCTACTTTTTCATAATGCTGATTAGCAGCACCTATCCAAATGAACATCATGACGTATAACGCTATTGAGATAATGGACGCATATTTTAGATAAGCAAGCCAATAGTTTTTAGCAAACTCAATTTCTTTATTGATACGATATTGTTTTCTAGTCATTTAACGTTTACGCTCCTTCCAAATTCGTTCGATAATATCTAAATCTTTCGACTTATAAATGTGATTTTTTCCAACAGTTGTGTCACGTAAACGCACGATACGAATATCGTTTCTGACATCGCTTTTTCTCCATGAACTGTAGTTAATTCCTAGCTGTTCACACATTTCTTTAGTCGTTAAGTTTTTCTTTAGTGTGTGTTTTTTTGTATATCCTAAATGAGTTAAGAGATTTTCAAAACGTTGTGGGTTTTGTTCGATTGTGTTAAACACTAAGTCTTCTACATTCATGTTTGACATCCTTTCTAACTAATCTCGTTTAATAGATAAGATAAAACTAGCGAATACCATAACCAGTGCTGCTAATAAAATTCGTGATACAACAACGGCTGGAATACCCATCACTGCTTGCGTAAAATCATCTAGTAAAAAGAAATTCGCAATTGCTGCTAGTAAATACCCTACGCCCCATTTAAGGAATGAGTTAATCATGTGATTTTTTCTTGCTTGATTGGCTATTTCTTCTAAAAATTTTGTGTCCATGCTTTACCTCTTTCTTTTGAATCGTGATTCCATTCTTGCTAAATGTAATGATGGAATCTCCTATTTTTACTTGCTTCACTCCACACCACCTACATCAAAGCTAGTGTGATGACGGTTGCTATGCTTGCTGCTAATGCAATCAACTGGAACAGTTTTGCGTCTTTATTTGTTTCCATTGGGTCATATGGTGTTGTAACGTACCCTATTAGGAAAGATATTAAACATACGATGATGGTTTTAATCATTTTTCGTATACTCCTTTAACACGGTACCGAAACCCATAATCATAGCTACTAAATACAATGCAAACTCTATGGTTTCCCATGTAGATAATGGGTTGTTAAACTGTGTAAGCACCAATATCGCTTCTATTGAAGTGACCACCAACATGACTGCAAGAATTTTATTAATTTTTCTTAGTCTTTCTAATTGTTTCACGCTTCTCACTCCTATCTAATTCCATATGCGTCAATAATTTTAAGGATAATTTCATTAGCTTTAGGGCTAGTGTCTTTACCACTTAAATATTGCGACATTTTAGAAACAGGAATGTTCCACGTTGACGCAAGGCTTGTGATAGTTACATTGTTTTCTTTCAAGTAGTCCATCACTTTTTTTCTTCCATGTTCTGGCATAATTCCACCTTCCTTTTCGTAAATATATTTGTAAAAAGAATTGGAATAAAAAGTATAAAAATCCGTTGACAAAAAGTATTAGATAATGTACTATATAGGCGTGATAAATAACCCAATACAAACTCAATAAAATAGTACAATTACAACAAGTGGGGACTTGTTAAGTTTTACTTTTTATTTACGTTTTTATTGACGAATTTTGTTACAATTCTCTTTACGAATATTATAGTATAACATCTTGTACTTTTTGTCAATAACTTTTTACGGGTATTTTATACTTTTTTTTCGTAAAGCTAAAGAAAGGTTGATATATCAATGTTTGAAAGGATAAAAAAGTTAGCTGCAAAAAGAAACATGAATGTAAAAGAGTTAGCTATCAAACTAGGTTTTTCGCAAAACTATTTCTATTCATTGAAAAATGGTGTTGCTATTCCTTCTGATAAGTTAGCACTTGTAGCGAATTATCTAGGTGTATCTACAGACTACCTATTAGGTAACACTGACAAACCATCGTGGGCTACTGAAAAGGACGTCCTAGACATCGAACGTGCTTTACAATTAAATAACACAATTGTAGCCTATGACGGTATTGAATTAACCGATGAGGAAAAAGAACAGGTTGACGCCATTATCCGTGGTGTACTGTGGAAACATCTTAAAAATAAAAAATAGGAAGGGGGAATCTGTTTGAATGTACAAACTTTAGTAGAAACATACAAAACGGCAAACCCGTTTACCTTAGCAGATAATCTAGGAATCGAATATCATTATGTGGACTTTCCTGCAAAGTTAAAAGGAAGAATTGTGGTATACGATGAGGAGCCTATTATTTTGTTAAATGACTCTATTAAAGAAACGACTGATAAGTATTTTGTAATGGGCCATGAGTTAAAACACGCATTAGACCATTCAGACTTAATAGGTTACTATTCATTATGTTACGGTGGTAAGGGTAAGTTAGAACGGGAAGCGAACGATTTTGCTGAACAATTAATGTATTATTTTCAAAAAGAAATTGCATAAGGTATAATAGGAATACGCGTGAGTGATAGATAATCCTACGGGACCTATACACGAAAATTCCTTGACCTTATTGGCGAGGAATTTTTTTATAGAAAAGAGGACTATATATGGATGATGAACAGTATCTGACATTAGCTAGAGATACACTAATACAATTATCAAAAAATACCACTAATAAAAAATTTAAAAAGATAGGTCACCACGATTATTTTCGAGCTAAAAAATTTGTAATGGAAGACAACGGACAAATACAATTTTATTATAAATACAAACGTGGGACTATCATTTTTGTTGACTTTGGAATTGGTATTGGTAGTGAATTTTCTTTGCCACATTTTGCAATTGTACTTGACAATAAAGATAATCCTAAAAAAGGTGTATTGACTGTTGTTCCTTTATCTTCTAAGCCGAAGAAAACATATGTAAATTTAGGTAAAGATTTAATCAATAATTTAATGAATAGCACTTTAAACTACTTCAACATGATGAATGATTTAATATTGCATATCAATGAAATTGATAGCATGATAGATTATTCTCGAAAAGAAGACCAATTTTTTGAACTACCAACGGAAGATTTTGAGGACTTAATGGTGGATTTTAAGAATAGACATGACCCTTCTAGTGAAGTAATCCAATTATCTCTTTTACACTCGTGGATAAAAGAGGAAGAAAAATGGATAAATAATATCGTTGATAAATACAGTAAATTCGATAAAAATACATTCGCTAATGTAGGAAATATTACAACGATTAGTAAATTAAGAATATTAAAACCGTTGAATCCTGCTGACCCAATAGGTAGGACTGTGATTTCAGAAGAGAGTTTACAGAAAATTGAACGAGAAATATTAAAAAATATTACAACCGTTCAAATTGACAGCAGCAATTAAATTTAGTAAAATAGGTGTACATTAGAGGTGCGGTAACGCAGGCTCTACGGATAACAGACTTCAGAGAGATTTTTAATCGGCTCTGCATTAGGACACCTATTTCTAGGTGTCCTTTTTATTTATAAACAAAAAAACACCGTGCTTCAATTCTTGCCGGAATAGCACGGTGTTTAACCTAAAATAGGGTTATTTAATATGCCCTATTTTACCATAAAAAGAAAGGATGGTAAATATGGCTAGTATCTATAAACGTGGTAAAACATGGGCTTATAAAGTGTACTATTATGTGGACGGTAAGCAAAAAGCCGTTTCTAAAAGTGGGTTTAAAACAAAAGCTGAGGCAAAGGACGCTTCTATCAAACGTGAAAATGAAATGTTAACGCATAAGAATGTAAATCAAGAATTAATT